TTAAATTTGTTTTCGGAGCGCAACCATACACTTCTGGAAACGGAACAATGGAAATTGATTTTGGCGGTAACGCAAACATTGACTACACAGGAACGGGAGTTGAACTTGTAAGCGTTGGAACGGCATTGACAGGTGACACAGTTGTAATGGAGTTTAATGCTCCAGACATGAAGCAAATCGATTTCATAACGTCAATACAAAAGATGTTCAACCTTGCGTTCGTTGCCGACCGAACACTTCCAAACACACTACGAATTGAACCACTTGTTGAATATATCGGAGCGGGGAACACGTTAGACTGGAGTTCGAAACTCGACTTGTCGAAAGACATAATGTACTACCCAACCGTCGATATGCAAAAGGCAAAGTTTACGTTTAGTTATACCGAAGACGGAGACTTTTATAATTCAGTATACAAAGACAACGGGCGCATCTACGGACGTTATGAAATAACCGAAAACGATTTCGAAGTAATAAACGAGTTCGCGACAGGCGAAGAAAAGGTAGAACTTGCTTTTGCGTCCACACCTTCAGCACCTGTCGAAAATACAGATGTTGTTGTTCCTAAATTCTTGAACGCTGAAGGGAAATTCGTTCAACCAAAGCCACGCATCTTGTATTATTTCGCAGACTTCTTTGTCAATATGTACGACGAAGTTTCGGACAGCGTGGTTCAAACAGCGGTTAAGTGTTTGAATAACTATTCAACCATGAACGCGAACGTCGGAGATTCAGACTTGAACTTTGCTCCCGAAGTACCTATTCACACGATCATTGCCAACCCTTACGACAATTTGTATAATCGTTGGTGGCGTAACTACTATCGTGAACTTTACGACGGGCAAGCGCGTATAATGGAAGGAATGTTTGCGTTAACGTTGAACGATATATTCACGTTTCAATGGAGCGATAAAATATGGATTGTAGATTCATGGTGGCGCGTGTTGGATATCGAAGGTTATGTTGTAGGTGAACAAGACGTAACGAAAGTGAAACTTATTCGCTTACTTGACATTGACAACGACTGCGATATTATTCCCGTTTCAGCTAACCTCAACCAAACGTTAAATTGGGAAACACCAAACGGAGACCCTGCAACAGTTACAGAAGATTGTTGTCGTCGCTTTGGGTACTATTGGAACAGCGCAAAAAACAATTGCTATTCAACACCAAACAACGGAACACGTTCTTTCATAACTCAACAAGTACCTTCGCTTGCACCAACTAAATTCGGTGCGCCTGTTACATTTAACGCAGGTGTTTCGCAGCCAGTTAGAACAATAACAACAGACTACGTTGTAACGAATTTTGACCGAATGATTTTCGCGGACACTACTTCAAACGATATAACTATTTATTTACCTTCTGCAACCACAACAGCGGGTCGCGAATTGATAATTCAAAAAAGCGTCGCGGCAAACAACGTAACGGTGCAAGCGTACACAGGTGAAACGGTTGAAGGTAGCGGAAGCGTGACGTTCACAGGGTTAGGAGACACAATAACAATTATAAGCAATGGAAGCGACTTCAAAAGCACATCTTCAAAATAAAGCGGGCGCAATGGTCGCCTGTTTAGAATTGGTTAAATTAAACGTGAAAAGCGAAAGTGAGTTCGGCAAAGTGGCGAACGGAAAGCGTAAGTTAAAAATGTGGAAACACTACGCGTGGAAAATTACTCGTATTTCGTTAAACGTCGCCTTTTGGATATTTATATTTTATAAACTACTATTCTAAATGGCAAACAATATAGATTTTAACGTAAACAGCAACGCGGTCACCGTACTCAATCAGACAGGTGCTGCGGCTGAAAATACTGCGAAAGGTTTCACCTCTGCGAAAGCGGAACTTCGCGCACTTCAGCAACAGTTGTTATCGATGGATCAATCGAGCGCTGAGTTTAAAAAAGCCTCCGCTCGTGCTGCAGAGTTGAAAGATAATATAAGCGACTTATCCGCTGAGATTAACGCAAACGCGGGTAACGCTTTTGAAGGCCTTGCAAATAACGCTTCGTTGTTCGGTTCACGTCTTATGTCTTTGGACTTAAAGGGAGCGGGTACCGCTTTGACAGGAATGGCAACGGCTATTCGTGGAATAAGTTTCGCAACACTTGGCCAAGAATTAGGAGGTCTTACAAAGGGTATAATAGCAATGGGGAAAGCGTTATTAGCTAACCCTATCTTTTTGCTTGCGGGTGTTCTTATTGGTGTTATTGCATATTGGAAAGAATTAAGCGACTTTGTAACAGGTAAGAGCAAGATGCTCGAAAACCTAAAAGCGCAAGCGGAAACATTAAAGTCACAAGAACAAGCACTTTCAAGACAGAAAGCGTTGCAAACTGCATTAAAATCGGGAGCAGCTGAAATACTACGTCTTGAACTTGAAATGTTGAAGAACAAGCAAACGCAAGCTGAAGTTGCCATGCAAATAGCTGTTGCTGAAGATGACAAAGCGGCTTTTTTAGCAGCACAACAACAACAACTTGAAGCAATCAACGAACTTGAAATTCGAAAGATTAAAATTAATCAAGACGCACAAGCCTTACTTGATAAAATTCGTTCGGGACAAGACGATCAATACAATAAACAAGTTCTGCAAAATCAAGCTTTTAATGAATATAAAAAAGCTACGGAAGAAATTGGCGTATTACAACAGTTAAACAATGAAAGAGCTAAACAAGTTAATCAAGATATTTATGCTGCGCAAGCTGCGGGTAATAAAGAATTACTTAAAAAGCTAGAGTTAGAAAAACTTTCTCTTTATAATCAAAACGTAAGCCTTCAAAACAATAAAGACGAAATCTGGAACGCAGGTATGGCTGCGAAAGATGAAGTAAAAACAGCGGCCGAATTAGAACGTATTGAAAAGAGAAAAGCGGAATCTTCAAAAAGAAAAACAGAAGCGGAAGCAGCGTCTAAAAAACTAAAAGAAGAGGTTTCCGCTATTGAAAAAGAAATGGCTGAATTTAACAGAAGCGGAATGTCTTCTGTTGAATATGAAATTTATCAAGCCGAAGAAAAATACAAGGTTCAATTAGAAGTATTCAAAAGAGCTAAAAAGTCAAAAGAAGAAATTGAACAATTGGAGTTGACGCATGAATTGAATATACAAAACATTCTTAAAAAAGCGGACGACGAACAATATGCAATTGACGAAGCAAAGAGACAAGAAGAACGTGCGAAACTTGAAGAACAATTTCAGCTACTTCAAAGACTTACTTCAACAGAAAAGGAAAACGAAATAAACGAAGCCGTTTTAGCTGCGGAACAAATGCAAGCCTTAGCAGTTGGAAACGCGGAAACGGAAATTGCAATACAAGAAGATTTAGAAAAGAAGATTGCGGAAATAAACAAAAAGTATTTAGACGCAGAAGTTGAAGCTACAAAGAAAGCAGAAGAAGAAAAACAAGCCGCGCAAGAACAATCGTTTAACACACGATTACAACAAACGTCGCAAGCACTTGACGCGTTAGGAGCGTTAAACGACGCGTTCACAAAGAAAGGTGAAAAGCAATCGAAGAAACAATTTCAGATACAAAAAGCGTTGAACCTTGCATCTGCGGTTGTCGATACTTACGGTGGTATCAATAGAGCGTTAAATGACAAGACAATGCCTTCAACAACGGCGCGTATTGTTCAAGCTTCGATTGTTGGAGCAATGGGACTGGCTAACGTGTTGAAGATTTCAAAGACGGAATACGGAAACGCAAGCGCACCTTCGGGAACGAATATGAGTGCGGGCGGTGGCGACGGTGGCACAACAGCTCCTTCACCTGCAAACTTCGCCTTTGTCGGCAACCAACCAAACCAACAACCACCGTTGCAGGCTTACGTCGTAAGTACGCAAGTGAGCAGCAACTTAGAAGCACAACAATTAATAAATAATCAAGCTAGACTAGGAGGATAAAACATGAAAAAAATTAAAGTTATTGAATACGGAATAGACGATGCGGGATTGCTCGGAGTGTACGCAATCAGCGTCGTAGAACAACCTGCAATAGGTGTCGACTTTGTTGCATTAAGCGAACAACACAACGTGAAGTTCAAAGAAGATTTCAGAGGTCTTTTGTACGGTGCGTTATTGATTCCCGATCAATTGATATATCGACGCAATGATGAAACGGACGAAGAGTATTACGTTAAGTATTCGAAGGACACCATTCGCGCTATCGCTTACAACTATTTGAAACAAGCAAATCAAAACAATGCAACAGTTGAACACGCGAAAGTTGTTGACGGAGTGTCGCTTGTTGAGACGTGGATTATTGAAGGCGAAAACGACAAGTCGAAGAACTTCGGGTTTGACCTTCCAGAAGGGACGTGGTTCGGATGTATGAAAGTGGAGAACGAAGAAGTAAAGAAGCAGATTCAAAACAAAGAGGTATTAGGTTTCTCAATCGAAGGAAACTTTATCGCAGAGAAAGAAATGTATTTACACTCACACGAAGAATTTGCAGCCATTCTCGCAGAGATTGAACAACTTCTAACGTTAGCCACGCAAGAAGAAATTGAAGCGCGTTATGACGATTATATGAACGCGGTGAATATGACTTATTCAGAACTAAAAGCGTGGAGCGAAACGGAGTGTTCAACTTTGGCTTCACTTGATCGTGGACCAATCGAAAGAAATCTTGAACTACTTCAAACGAACAAAGCAGATTGGACGGAGAAACACTTCGAAGACGCAGGAAAAACAATTGCGTTCATAAATAGAATGCGCGAAAATCAAGCAGGTGACATATTAGAAGATAGCAATGGGAACATCTGCGGAAGTAAGCGCACGATTTCTCTTTTGAACTGGGCATATAATCCGAACAAGTAATGAACATCGAAGCAGGTGGTTTCTTTAAGTTGGAATTGTTCAACGACGACGCTAACCTGTTTCTAAATGCTCTCACGAAGATAACGAATGAGGGCGGTAAAATGGGTTTTAAGACGTACGGATTGAGTGAAGATGAATTGAAGATACTGAATACTATTCTTGACAATTTAGGTTAAAAAAAACGAGGGGTAACTACTCCCCTCGCCAAACCTAAAAATCAAATTTCACTTATGAAAAAGCGAATTACGAAACAAATATACTCTGTTTTCTATTTAGGTACTAAATTATTAATAAACACTTATATGAACTTACGAGAAAAAGTAAACGCTCTTTTCGCGAAACACAATGTAAGCCTTTCAGCCGAAGAGGTTGTTGAGGTGAAACAAATGGTTGAAGCGATTTTAGAGGACGGTACAAGCATCTATTCAGATAGCGACGTTTGGGCTGCAGGTGTTCGTGTATTCGGTAAAGACGCAGAAGGCAACGAGGTTGTTTTGGCGGACGGAGAATACAAGACAGCTGAAAGCATCATTGTTGTTGTTGCGGACGGTGTTGTAACCGAATTGAAACCAATGGAAGAAGAAGAACCAGAGGTTGAAGTAGTAATCGAAGAAGAACAAAATTCTGAGGTTGTTGCTGAGGAAACACTAAGCAAAGAGGTTGAAGGACTTCTTTCGTTAGTTGCTAAGTTAGAAAGCGAACTTTCTGAAATGAAGAAAGCAAACGAAAACCTTTCTAGCGAAGTAACAAAATTAAGCGCACAGCCTGCAGCGTCTTCTATCAAAGAAGTAAAGCAAGCAAAACAAACACCTTCAAAGCCATACGCTAAAATGTCGGCTGAGGAGCGTTTCTTATTTCATCTTAAAAAATAAAAAAACAAATAATAAAAAATGGCTACTACTACAAATTTAACTACCACTTATGCAGGTAGAGAAGCAGCAGGATATATCCGTGCTGCGTTTTTAAGCAACGAATCACTTTCTGCGCTTACCGTAAAAGAGAACATCGAGTACAAACAAGTTGTTCGTCGTCTTGTTGACAACGTAACTTTCGCAAATGCTACTTGTGACTTCACACCAACAGGAACTGTTAACTTAACAGAGCGTATCTTGACTTTGGAAAAATTCCAAGTACAGCGCGAATTGTGTAAAAATACGTTTTTATCGGATTGGGAATCGCGTTCAGAGCAGAACGGAGAACTTCACGCTTCATTGACCGACGCTTTAATTGCTAACGTAATGGCGGGTGTTGCAGCTCGTAACGAAGTTTTGATTTGGAAAGGTGTTAACGCTAACGCAGGTGAGTACGCAGGTTTCGAGACTTTGTTCTTGGCTGACGCTGCGGTTCTTGACGTTGCTTCACCAGAAGCTATCACAACAGCAAACGTAATTGAAGAAATGAACCGTCTTGTTTTAAGACTTCCTGTACGCGTTCGTCGTGCTACTGAGAAGCCTGTTATCGCGGTTTCTTCTAACGTTGCCGAAGCGTTCAGAACTGCAATCTTAGGTCTTGGCGGTGGTTCTTACTTGTATCAAGGTGAGACTGTGAAGATGACTTGGCAGGGACAATACGACATCATCGAGTGTCCCGGTATGTCTGACGACACAATGGCTTTCTATCAGAAGTCAAACTTGTGGTTCGGAACTAACTTACTTGACCAATGGAACAGCGTTGCAGTTTTAGATATGTATCAGTACGATCTATCAAACAACGTACGTTTCTCTTGTTCATTCTTCGCAGGTGTACAATACGGATTCGGTGACGAAATCGCGTTCTATCAATATACTGCATAATCTCAACCATTCTAACCCTTGCATAATAGAGGTGGTGGCATAAAAACCACCCCTCTTTTGTGCTAATAAAAACATACAAATATGGCATGTGAATTAAGCACAGGATTTACACTCGATTGCAAAGACGGAATCGGTGGTATTAAACAAATCGTTTTGGTTGACAAGACAGAAGTTTCTTCTTTCAGTTTAGATGCAAACGAAATTGTAACTGCAATTAACGGCCCTGCAAGTGGTGATTTGTACACATACGAACTACCAACGCAAACAGGATCGTTCGAAGAAACAATCAACTTCAACCGCGACAACGGAACAGTATTTTACACGCAGACGGTAAACGTAATGTTGCAAAAATTATCAAGCGCAAAGCGTTTGGAATTACAAAACGTTGCACAAGCACGCGTGATTGTTTTCGTTGAAGATACAAACGGCAATTGGTGGGCTGTTGGTTATGAATACGGAGCAGACCTTTCAACTTCAACAGCAGCAACTGGTGCTGTTCTTGGAGACATGAACGGTTACACTTTGGCTTTCGTTCACGAAGCTGCAAAGCGAGCTTACAAATTAGCGGGTGCGCCTTTGTCAATTCTTGACTAATCAATCAAAAAACTTTTACACATCTAGGGACAAAGCGTCCCTAGGTGTTGTAATTTCATAAAACAAATAAAAGGATAGAATGGTTTATTTGAATACAAATACAGCGAATCAAGACGCATGGCTTTCACTCGATGAAGGACGGCAGTATTTCAACGTTGCGTTCACAAACTATCTTCTTATTTTAACTTACGAAATGACAGGCGAACAATTAGCGCAGGTCGTAACCGTAATAAACGAAAACGAACGCGTAACTAAAATAAGACTTACAACAGTTGGACTAACCGACGCGGGCAAATACAAGTACGACGTGTACGGACAAAACAGCTCAAGCAATTTAGACCCAACAGACGAAGCCGTTGTTGGTCTCGTTGAACGTGGTTCAATGATTCTATCAAACGGAACAATTTACTTTGACGTTTCAACACCGACAATTCCTGTCGATGTAATATATACAGGTGCATAATATGAGCAACATTCAAGCAATAAACCTTTCAGCTTACCAACCTGTTGAAGCGGTTGAAAAAGAAAATAGAGCAGGATACATTGATTATGGTCACAATAATCTTTTTCCTCAGCATTTAATAAACCTTTACCAAAACTCACCAATTCACAACGCGTTGGTGAACTCAATCTCTTATATGATTGAGGGACAAGGTACGGGAACTATTCTCGACAACGCTTTGCAAGGTATTGCGTTCGACTTAAAACTTCAAGGCGCATTTGTTGCTGAGGTTATTTGGTCAATGGACTTTACTCGCGTTGTACAAATCAACCACCTTCCTTTTGAGAATTGCAGACTTGCATACGACAAAGAAGAAGACGACATCACAGGAATTTTCTATTCGAAAGATTGGGCGAACACACGAAGCAAAAGAGGAAAGCCAGAGTTTATCCCTGCGTTCAATCCTTCCATTGCACAAGAACAACCGCGTCAAGTTATTTACGCTCACGGAATGTCTGCGGGTAGTGTTTACTATCCAAAGCCCGACTATTTCGGAGCGTTGAATTACGTTGAATTGTCTTATCAAATGGGACTGTATCACGTTAACAATATCTTGAACGGTTTATTCCCTTCATTCATCATTAACTTCTTGAACGGAATACCGCAGAAAGAAGAACGTGAGGCTATTCGTCGCGAATGGGAAACACGTTTGAGCGGTGCAAGTAACGCTGGTAAGTTCTTGATGACGTTCAATGAAGATCCTACACGCGCTCCACAAATCGAAGCGTTCCCTCTTTCAGACGCGGACAAGCAATATCAATTCTTAAGCGAAGAAACAGCGAAACAAATTATGGTAGGACACCGCGTTGTTTCACCATTGATTCACGGCATACGCGACACAACAGGATTCGGTTCGAATAAAGACGAAATGTTGGTTGGTTTGGAGATATTCAACAGCCAAGTTATTCGTCCGTATCAAAGAATAATCGAAGAAGTCTTTACACCGATTTTAGGTGACGTTAATATAGAGATGAACTCTATCTTCGAAGACGGAATTGCAATCGATTCTAACGCACCTACCACAGTAATAGACGTACCTTCAACAGACGTAACAGAAACACCAACAGGAATAACCGAAAAAGTTAGTGACGTGACCTACAACGGAGCGCAAATTGCTTCTGCTTTGGAGATTGTCGCAGCGGTTGGACTTGGAACGCTAACGCAAGAACAAGCAATTGTATTCTTAGTTCAGTTCTTAGGTCTTGATGTTGATGTTGCGAAGTCGATGTTCCAAACAAGTGGTGACGCGGTGGCTAAATTGTCAGCTCAAAAAAAAAAAGTAGTTGCGAAGAAGGCAAAGGATGCGGGTGTTAAGATAAGCAAAGAAGAAGGTGAAGCGTGGCTTAAGCATTTACGCAAAAAGGCTGAATACATAAACGAAGAAGAGTGGCAATTGCTATCGGACGAAGAAGTAACCACCCAGATGACGAAGAAAAGTTCCGTTCTGAATTTATGAGTGTTCGCGGGTACGCAAAACCCGACGAAAAGAGCGAAGAAAAGGACACGGGATTGTATAAAGTTCGCTATTACTATTCAAAGAATTTAACTTGGAAAGAAGGCGAAGTAGTAACGCGTGATTTTTGTCAAGAAATGGTAGCACTTTCTAAACTCGGAGCGTTGTTTAAGTACGAAGACATCATAAAAATGGGTGACGAAGGAGTAAATAGCGAGTTTGCAGCAAGCGGTTCAAGCACAATAAATATCTGGAAATATAAGGGGGGGGTCTATTGCCGCCATGCGTGGTTTAGAAAGGTATTTTTCCGCAAAAGAAAAGACGGTAAATTCTTACCTAACGACGGATTGAAGAACGACAAAGTTGTAACAGGTGCAATTGCAAACGAACTATTTCCAAAAGGCGAAGAAGCGGTACGTCCTAACGATATGCCCAACAGAGCATCACTAAAATATAAATAAAAACTACAATGGCACTACAACCCGAAGTTCTACTCATTGATGAGAATTACATAAAAAAATACACTTGGATTAACGGCTCAGTTGATCCGTTGTTGAT